CCCGTGACCCTGGCCGGCCCCGTTGCCTGGCCTGTCGCGCGGCTCGCACCGAGACCAGACATGCTCCAGACGCTCATAGCCTGCGGTGTGATCGCGTGCGGCGCCGTTGCCACGATGCATGCAGGGGTGGTCTCGTGGCGCGATGGCCTCATGCGACCGCTCACGGTCGCCCTGACCGTCGCCGCCCTTATCCTGCTCGGCTGCTGGGCGCTGTGGATCCTGGGCGGCGTGGTAGGCTAGGCCAGGAAGCCGACCAGGGCGATGGTGAGGAGCAAGGTCATCATGGCTGAATCTCATGCACACGACGCGCCGACTGTGGCGTCTCCAGCCGAGTGCCTGCATCTGTTGACCGTGTCAGGTGTCAACCGGCACCTGGGACAGTGCGACTGCGGCCACCCCGTGCGCGTGGCGAATCTCCTGAGTGACCAATGCTGCGCCACGGTGGCGATGCACCGCGAGCATCTCCGCTACGTGGCCTCCCTGCGCGCCCGCGCTGTGCCGCCTGTGGGAGACTAGCCGATGTCTCGCCTGGCCCTCGGTCTCGCCGCGGTGGTGTCCGTGCTGCTCGTGGTGGGCCTCGTGCTCGCGCTCGTGCTCGTCTCTAATGTCTGGAGGCCCCACTGATGCCCCTCACGCCGAAACAGGCGCGATTCTGTCGTAGATTGTTCTAGACTGAGACATGGCTAAGCCGAAGGGCTCCCCGAAGACGGGCGGCCGCCAAGCGGGCACCCCCAACAAGCTCACGTCGGCCTTTAAAACGGCCGTGCTGCTGTGCTACGACCGCATCGGCGGCGATGACGCTTTCGCGGCCTGGGCGGCCGACAACCCGACGGAATATTACAAAATTGCCGCACGGCTCATCCCGCACGAGGTTGTGGGGCCTGGCAAGGACGGCGCGCACCTGGTGACCACCGTGCAACATATCCACGAGACGCCTGAGCCTGATGCCTGACGGCGTGCTGCAACGCCGCTGGCGCGGCCCCCAATCCGCCATCCTGCTCGATACCACCCGCGAGCGGGACGTGGAGGGCGCCATCCGCTCGGGTAAAACCACGGTCTGTCTCTGGGCCGAACTGACGGCCGGACTCTCCGACCCTGGCGTGATTGGCTTCCTGGCCCGCTGGTCCAAGGATGCGCTCGACGGCATCCTTAAGCCCGCTTGGCGCGCCATCTGCGAGGAGGCCGGCGTCGTGGTGGACTGGAACGCCGCCGAGGAGTATGACGAGCTGCCCAACGGGAGCAAGTTCTACCTCCGGAGCCTCAAGACACAGGACCAAATCAGCCGCTATTCGCGCTTTCGTGGCTTGACGCTCGGCCGCGTCTACGTGGACCAAGCCGAAGAGCTGCCCAAGGACGTGTATCTCGAACTCGCCGGACGGCTCTCCCAGCCCGGCCATCGGCAGCAGATCACCATCAGCCCCAACGCGGTCGATGATGACCATTGGATCGCGAAGGAGTTCCCCGAGCACCTCAACAGCCCGCATCGCAAATACTTCCAGCTCAGCATCTACGACAACGCGCGGCACCTTGGCCCCGAGGTCATCCCAGCGCTGGAGCGCCTGTATCCGCCGACGCATCCGAAGCACCTGACCATGATTCAGGGGCGGCGCGGAATGAACGTGCAGGGCGAGCCCGTGTATGGCGGGGCGTATGTCCCGGCCATCCACGAGCGCCCGTGCGCCTTCGACCCGAGCCTGCCGCTGGACGAGGCGATTGACTTCGGGAAGCATCATCCCTGCGTCGTGTGGCGCCAGCGGACCCGGCTGGGACAGGTGCGGTATCTGGGCGGCATCCTCGGGCAGAATATGTATCTCGAAGACTTCCTGCCGCTCGTGCTCCAATACCGCGGCGAGTGGTTTCGTGGCCTGCGAGACGTCCGCACCTGTTGCGACCCGGCCGGCACCTCCGATACCTCGCATGGGCTCCGGGAAACGGCGCTGCGCGTGCTCCAGGCGCACGGGTTCACGCCCACATGGCGTCCCAACAGCAACGCCCCCGATGTGCGGCTCGGGATGGTGGAGCGCACAGCCGCCCAGATGCGCAAGCGCACGGCGTCCGGGGAGATGTTCGGGGTGGACAATGGCGACCACTGGCTGCGTCTCTCCGCAGAGGCTGTCGTGGCGGACCGCTTCCTGGCGAAGGGCTTCGAGGCCGGCTACGTGTGGGACGTGCACATGGTCAGCGTGGGCTCGAAGCAGATACGGAAGCCCAAGAAAGATGGCTGGTTCGAGCACGGGCAAAATTGCAGCGAATATCTCGAACTCAACTTTGGGACCGTGACGGTAGAGAAACCATCGCCCAAGCCGGCGCCGTATCATCCGCGGTCGGTCTGGAGCTAGCCAGAACGAGTTTCAAGCGACGACGTGGCTCGCGCAGTCGTCACTCTGGCGTCTCGGCGAGTCGTTGCGCGACTTCCAGGCCCGTCGGCCCCTGGTGGTCCTGCGCGGTCGGACCCTCTTCACGGAAGAGCCAGACTCCCCAGACTGGCCCCTCGGGAAGACGATCCGCGTGAAGTTACCGCCGCGCTACGCGCCGGACGGCACGGTTGACGCCGCTCCGCATCTGCCGTAGAATCGCCGCATGACTGAGTTCAGTGCGCATCTCGCGAAACTCGCGCGGGTGGACACCTCAGAACCCGCCTGCCGCGCCATCTACGAGGCGGCCGATGCGGCGTTCCACCGGGCGCTGGGGGAGCGGGATTATCCACACTTACAGCCGGCATCGAGTGTCGCCAACGACGACGCGGTCCGAGGTAAGTCATTTGGCGTAATTGGCGATGTGACCGTGGACGATGCCGTGACCGCAGCGGCGGCCCTGGCGAGCCATGTGATGGACTACGGCGGCCACGCCTATATGCCCATTGACGTCGAGTTGTCCACCGTGACCCACTGGCAGCAGCAAGGCCCGCTCTCGCTCGTGGTCGATTTCCAGCCCCTTCATGGCACGATGATGTGCACCTGGCGCGTGTGGGTCGTGTCGTAGCATGGTCGAGAAAGCCTGTTTCTCCCTGCTCGTCGCCGGGCTGCTGCTCCTGCCGGGCTGCGGGGAACCGCGCCTTGTGGACCCCGAGCTGCTGCCGACTCCCACCAACGCCGGCCCGGTGCTGGCTGCGCTCGAATGGCGCGCATATGGCCCGCAACGGGGATGCACGCTGGCTGTCGTGTTCGTCGATAATGCCCACGCCTGGATCGCGGTGCCGAAGGCGTGGTGTAAGGGGCTGGAATGAAGGACGATAGCGAACGCATGCTGAGCCTGCTGGAACAGCGGCGCGTGTTGATTGCCTACCTGCTGAGTAAGGTGGAGGCCGAGGACTACCACGCGGTCAGCGACTCTGCGATGGACATACGAGAGATCGACGTGAGAATTGAGTGTCTCGCGTCGAAAGCGTCAAAATCTTGACACTGCTACCGTAGTCGCCTAGACTGCGGGAGCGCATGGCCGATGCTGAGCTGCTGACCCGCCTTCGCCGCCGCTATGACGGCGCCGAAACCGCGTGGCAGCCGATTCGGGACGCGGGCGACCTCGACATGCGCTACGTCTCGGGCGATCCGTGGGATCCCCGCGAACGTGAAGCCCGGCGCCAATCTGGCCGCCCCTGCCTCTCCCTCGACGAACTCGGCCAATACACCAATCAGCTGATCAACGAAGTCCGCCAGCACAAGCGCGCCATTGAGGTGACGCCCACCGGGGCCGGCGCCAACGACAAAACAGCTAGGCTGCGCGGCGACCTGATGCGGCAGATCGAATACCGCAGCAACGCCCAGCAGGTGTATACGACCGGCTTCGAGAACACCGTGCAGCGGGGCTACGGCTACTGGCGCCTGAAAGCGCGGTATCTGGACGTGCTGGGCGAGCGGTTCAACCAGGAGCTCTTCCTGGAGCCCGTCGTCAACCCCGATACCATCCTGGGCGACTCTGAAAGCCGGATGCCGGATGGCTCGGACTGGCGCTATGCCTGGGTGCGCGAGTCGTGGGACATCGACGAGTTCCACCGGAAGTTTCCCGACGCGGACATCAAGGATTTCACCGGCCATCTCGCCGACTATTATCCCAAGTGGATCCAGCGCGACCGCGTGCAGATTGCCGAGTATTGGGAGATTGAGACCACGCAGCGCGAACTGGTGCTGATTCAGGGCGCCACCGGCCCCGAGGAATATTTCACCGACGAGCTGGAACCCGCACAGAAGGCCGCCGTCGTGCTCCAGCGGCGCCCCTACGAGGACAAGGCCGTCAAGCAGTATGTGACCAACGGCATCGAGATTCTCTCGCGGTCCGACTGGTGCCCGCGGCGCCAGTTACCCGATGGCACCTGGCTGAATGCCGTCCAGCACATCCCGATTGTGGCCTGCTACGGCAAGGTGCTTTATCTCGATAAGGGCAAGGGCACCGAGCGCGAGCTGTTCAGCCTTGTGCGGCTCGCCCGTGACCCGGCTATGCTCCACGCCTACATCGCCACGGCCAAGGCGGAGGTCATTGGCGGCGTGACGCGGGCGGCCTGGGTGGGCTATGAGGGCCAATGGCGCGGCCACGAGGCCGATTGGCAGAAGTCGGCCCACGAGCCGATTACCTACCTCGAAGTCAAGGCGCTGACCGAGGCGACCGGCGGCCAAGTGCTGCCGTTGCCGACCAAGCAGTCGTGGGATCCGCCGATTCAGAACCTGGAGTTGGCCCAGGAGTCCGCGCGCCGGGCGATTCAGGCCGCCATTGGTTCATCCCCGCTGCCCACGCAGGCCCAGCGGCGGAACGAAAAGAGCGGGGTGGCGCTCAAGGAGATCGACAACGCGGTCCAGCGCGGCAGCTTCCACTTCATCGACCACTACGAGGCCGCGCTCACCTTTACCGCGGTGCTGCTCGACGAGCACATCCCGCACTACTACGACAGTATGCGGGACGTCACGATCCGGCCCGTGTCCGGCGTGCCCCAGGTGACACGCATCAACGCGCCGGGCCAGGTGGACCCG